TGTGTTCTTTCGCTTGAACGCTCGCTTCGGCAAAGTCCATGGCAAGCGATTCGGATATGCCGTTTAGTTCGGCCTTGAGAGTATCGAGGCTTGACGAATCAGTTTGTATAGCGACCTCTTGACCGCGAATGTCTTGTATCTTTTTTAGGAGTGCATCTATCTTTTGCAGCGCGCCTTGTCCGTCCGCCATCTTATAATCCCTCCGTTTCGATTCGCACTTTAATCACGCCGATGTTTTGTATCTCTAACAGTTTGCTCAGCAGTTCTTCGGCTTTGGCCTTTGCGATTGTTACCTCGTCTGCGTTTACTTTTATAAGTGCTTCCGTTTCTATCAGCGCATTCAGCTTGGTTTGTATCTCATCGATTTTCGCGGCCGCTTCGCTCTCGAACGGAACAATGATCTTCTTTTTGTTTATTTCATCGATCGCCGCGGCTATGCCTTCCATCTTTTTTTGTATGTTTTCAAGACTCATACTCACGCGCCCGCTTCCGCGAAGTCGAATGTCACGGCGATCTTCTTGCCGTTTAGTTTGTCCAATTTATCGCTCATGTCTTTGATGTTGAGGTTTGCTTCTTCTATAGCGCCAGTGACGGCTTTGGAAAGATTGGACCGAAGCATATCAAACTTCTTGTTATCGATCTCTTCAAGCTCTTGCAACGCTTTATTCTTCGCGCTCGTGAAGGCGTCCGCAATGTCGTCTTTTGCGCCCGCTGCGTTCTTTTTAAGTGTGTCAAAATCGATCGCGTTGACGAACTTCTCCGCTTCCGTAGCCGAGTATCCGACTGCCAGCAGCGAGTCCGTGATTCGCTTCTTCGCGTCATCCACCGATACGGCCAACCCTTTGAAGTCGATTGTGTTGATGATATCGAGCGCCGATTTGGCGTCCACGCCCACATCCACGAACGCGCTGAGTACGTCTTTGGCCGCTTGCGCTGCTTTCCCTGGTATCGTCGAGAACTCGTAGCCGTCTATTACGCCGAGTTTGGCCGCGACCTCTTTCCCAAGCACGTCAAAGAACGTGTTGATCTTTTCTGATGCGTTTCTCGCCGATTCTTCGATCGTCTTGAAGTTGAGTTCGCCAAGCCGACTTTTGAATGAGTTGACAACGCTTTCCGGAAGTAAGTCAGGGCGAACATCGATGTTTTTGAACGCGTTCTCAATAGAACTAGCCGCGTCTTTTGCCTTGCCTTCCGCGATGTTTGCCGCGTCGCTCATTTGCTTGTCGATGCTGTCGCGTAATTCCGTCACGCCGTCGGCAGCGGATCCAAATGCCGGCTTGATTCCACCCGCGCTTTTTACGACATCTTCGATCTTCTTGTTGAGGTCAGCGTGTACGGCGGCGAACTCCTCGAGCGTCAGTTTGCCTTTGTTATAATCCGCCCACGCGCGCGCGAGTTGTTCCATCAGGTCAAGATTGGTAGATACGGCGTTGTTGTAGTCCGTTACTTTGTTTGCGATGAACATTGTCTCGAGCGATTCCTTGACGCCCGGTATAAGGCCGCCGAGCGATGCGATGTTCGCCGTGAACTTCTCGAGGTCGGACATCTCGATGTTAACTCCGCTGATATCCGCAATGCCTTCTTTGAGCGCCTCGACTTCGACACGCGCTTTCTTAACCGCCTCAATAACCGGCCCGAGGGCGGCAGCCATCGCCGCAAACGCGCCGACTGCTATCCCGGCTTTGAGCGCGCCTTGGAATCCGGAGAACTCCTGCGCCGTTTTCTTGATCTCCGTCGTTACCGCAGCCGCGCCGGCCTTTAGCGCGCTGAATATGTTTTTCCCCGCGACTGACCCGAGTTCAAGTATCTTGGTTCCGACTTCCTTTATCCCCGTTGCAAGCCTTGGCAGGTCTGTCGTGTAGAGGTTCTTCATTATGTCGCCGAACTTCTTGAAGTTATCAATTGATTTGATGATCGTCCCGGCGATCGCGGATAACGCGCCCACAAGCGTCGCGCCCATTCCGGCTATCGCGCCAAATTGCGTCACGACGCCTTTGATCGGGGCCGGCAGCTTATCGAACCACTGCACAAGTCCCTTCACTGCGTTGGCGATGCCGGTGAATAAAGGCGCAACAGACGCGCCGATCGAGTTCTTGAGCGAGGTAAACGAGTTCTTGAGGCTGGTTATCGCGCCTTTGAGCGATCCTTCCATCCGGTTCGCCGCGTCTTTGGCCGCGCCGCCAGAGTTCTCAAGCTTCTCAATATAGCCGTCTATCGCGTCGCCACCGTCTTCAAGCAACAACGCCACCGACGCGCCCGCTTCAGCTCCGAATGCTTTTAACGCTTTCTCCGCATCGAGCCCGGAGTCTCGGAGTAACTTTATCTTATCCGAAAGAGACAATGCCGGATTCGATAGGTCTTCAAGCGAGACGCCAAGCCCCTCAAGAGTTGTCTTCAACGCCTCGGAAGGCGCGCTTAATTCGGTGAATAGTTTCCGCAAACCCTGAACGGCCTGCTCCGTATTCGCACCCTTCTCTTTGAGCGAGAGCAACCCAGCAACCGTTTCGCCGAGGGATACGCCCGCCGCGCTGGCTGCCGGTCCGACTTTCTGGAGTTGATCCGCGAGTACGCTCATGTCGATGCTTTTGGAGGCTTCCGCGAGTTGATCGGTTGTCGTCTCTAACTGTTCAAGGCTTACGCCGTACGCTCGGACAGCTGTTTGCAAGATGCCGGATGCAGTCTCGGCAGATGCGCCGAACCCGCTCATCAATTGTGTGGCGCTCTCCATGATCACGTTCATCTCTTGGAGTGATGCGCCATTTGCCGCCAAGGCGCTGAATCCCTGCGTGATCTGTTCGATCGACGTAGCGCCGTCGCCGAGTTGCGTGATCTTCTTTGACATCATCTCGACTTCTTCGCTTGTCGCGCCAGTGCTCGTTTGTATGTCTTTGAGTTTCGCGTCGAAGTCTGCGAATGAATTAGCGGCGGAGGCGAGCCCGGCCGTTATCGCGCCGCCAATTCCGGCCATCGCCGCGCCTACGGTTTGGAGCGCCGTGCCCATCTCGTTCAGTTCTTTTTTATGTTCTTGGGCCGCTTTTTCCGCCGCTTTTTGTTGCGCCGCGAGTTCTTTTGTATTCTTTGCCGCCTCTTTAGCTTTATCGCTTGTGTCCTTTACCGCTCTCTCAAGGTCAGCTAAGGGCTTCGCCGCTTCGTTCGTTGCCTTTATCTTGATTTCTATCTCAGGATTGTTTGCGATTGCCGCTCACCTCCTTATTCCGCCTTCTCAAATTCAGATAACACCAACACGTTCTTGATCGGTTCATCCCAGCCGTTCGGATAACCGCCCATCCGTTTGATTAGCCAGTATTCATCAGGGATTTTGCCGAGCTTTTTCATCGCTCGCACGAAAGGATCGCTCCTTGTCGTTGATGGATACAAGGCTAACCAGTACCGGGATCAGCGCGATCATAAATTCCGGTGTGAAGCTCTTGACAAACTCTTCGTTGATGGCGCCGTCGTACCCTTCGACCGACACAATCATCTTCGAAAACAGGTACACGATAGCCTTCATTATCTCCGGCTTAATGTTGTCCGCGTTTTGCAATCCCTCGCCGAACGCTTTGATGTTCCCGAGGTTCTCCGCGTAATCGATGCTGGTGATCGGCCGAACCACTATTTTTTTGCCGAATATCATAATTTCCTTCTTTGTGTTTTTGGATACGTATAGCGTTATTTCTTCCGTCATCTCTTTTCTCTCCCTTCAATGCTTGTTAGCGTTTTCTTGCCGTTTTCAACTCGTTTATTTGCCTCTCGTACTCGCAGAGTGCGAACACCGTCCGCATAGGTGTTTTCCAACCCCACGGCAGGGATCCGATTCTTCGAAAGATGATGTACTCGATTGGTATGTTGTCTTTAATCACCTGCGTTTTGACGAAAGGATTTATCCTTGCCTTCTAACTGCGTGTGTTTCGCAATCTCCATCACGATTTCGATCATCGCCGATGGATTCATTGTTTTAACGACTTCTCTTGTTACTTCGCTCACACCCTCGATCTTAACAATTTGTTTTGTGAGTAGATCATACGTTCTGTCGATATCCTGCTTTTCGATCTTTTGCCCGGTTGTGAAAACTTGCGCGAGCGTTCGGAATAACGATACGCTTGTAAAGTAATCGTCCGCATATAGCGGCTTTAGAGTAATATCTGTATTTGCTACCTTCACGGTATACGTGTCTTGCGGTCCAATGAATAGATTCATTATTTTCTCTCCCTTCAAAAATAAAGTAGAACGCGGGTTTTATCCCGCGCTCTAAGCGATGGTGAATGTTTCAAATGAGAAGGTCTGTGTCACTTCAAACTCGGAATCAGGGTCAACGCTTCCGGAGGCGCCGGTAATCTTCGCACCGGTACCGGAGAATGTGATCGTGTGGGAAGCGCTCGAGGCGTCTACAAACGCAATCTCGAATGCGATCGCTGCTTTGGCCGGATCCCACGCGCCCGTAGCGATCTTGCTGACGGTAGAGGATGCGATAACAAACTCGCCCTCATAGGTAGCCGTTCCGATCTCCACGTCAGTCGGAGACAACGACGTCCCGTAAATGCCGGTAACATCTTGATTCTTGCTGAGCGAGAAGCTACGAATGGTATCCGTTTCGCTCCCCCACGTGATCGTCGCGTCCGAGAAAACGAAGTAAGTCTCTGGGGTGATCGCCGTCGGTGCCGTCGCGCCCGTCGTAATGCTTAAGAACATTCCGTCGAGCGAGTATTCGAGCGGCGCATCTTCCCCTCCGCTGATCGTCATGTTTCCGAAGTAACAACTCCCGAGTGTTGCGTCGTGTATTTGCAACTCGACCGCGGGAGGCACGCCTTTGCC